TTCTCCTTTGTATGGTACATACGCTATGATGTCTTTAGGCTTATACCATATTGCAATTACATCAATTTTGCTTTTAACATATTTTGTTAATTTGATCTCAACACTTGTATTACCTCGTAGTGTAGATCTTGTTTTTACCTGGACTCGTTTTAACTTCTTGCCAGTATCCACCACCATATCGCATAGATTATCGTCTACTATGCTGGTGTACACATCCAATCGTTGATTAATAATTAAATCTTTTTGTACAACCGATTCACCTTCCCACCCCATTCTTTGTGTAGACATTTTTTTCATATTTTAATTTTATAAACCTTTGTATATGTACTATCCGCTACGGACCATCTACTTACCTGGGTGTGGCTAACCTTTTTAATCTCTGCATGATACTTATCAAAAATCACAAACACATACCAATCGCATATCTTTTTAGGGTTGTTATGTGCATCGTAATTCACCATCAAATACCCTTTATCTCTCTCTACCCCTTTAATATCATAGGTTTCACCATTTACCACCATATCTGCACCAACTATAGGTTTTGTATCAATCATTGGTGCAAAGTAGGCATTGGTCACATTGGTCTTTTCCCACATAACATATCGGACCACTAATTCTGCCTTCACACCTAATGTTGATATGGTAGATTCTTTATCTCCTCTGTATTTATCTGTACCCTGGTTGTATATGTTTGCACTAATCTTGCTTCTACTTTCTGCTAATTCGATTGACAAATTCGATACCCACATTGGTACAGTTACCTTCACTATTTTTCCACCACCTGCTTTACAATAGTTGCAAACCTTAGATTCCCTATGCGATTGTTCATGTGGTCCTCACATAGTTCCTGGATTCTTTTTAACTTGGTAGCCAGGATCCTGTTGTTGTAGTTCTCCTGGGCAAATGCTTCTTGGAGTTCCTGGTGTTGTTTTCTACTTACAAATGGTAACTTCATTCAATCCCCTTCATTTGCACTACAGTTCTTGGTTGCTCACTATATTTCTTAATAGTCTTTAGGTGACAGATCTGGCTATCATCTTTGTAAAACACTCCGTTTAAAGCATCTAATACCAGTTTCACATAGTTATCGATGTCTGCCCTGGATGTATGCCAGGTCGGAGCATTATCTTTAAGTATATGAGAATACTTGCCTGTTCTATAATGTGCCTTTGGTCGTGCGACATAGAACTCAAGTGTCATGGAGATCGGTCCGTATTCAGGCGATTTGGGAGCCTGATTTAAGACATTTGCTAAAAAAAGGCGTTTATCCGCCTTACTTGGATCGTAAGTGTGACCGCTTCTTAAATGCCTGTGGCGTTTAAGGGCAACTGGTGAGCCCTCTACAGTTAATTTTATCATGGTTTGGTATGTGGTTGTGGTTCATGTTATTTATTAAAAAATCGTTCCTGGATTACATCACAGGCATATGGTATTAAAATAATGCTTCCAATAATTAATGCTAAACTTGATGCAATGATCCATAGGTTTAAGGTCCATTCGTGTATCATTCTTTCTCCTTATTAACATCCCAACATCTATTAGCATACTCTGTAAGTCTATCCACCAACTGCTGGGCATTATTTACTTTATCGTAATCCTTTACATCCTTTCCTTCTAGGATCACCTTACCTAACCCCTCCATAATTAGGGTCATGTCAAAGGTGGTAATACTGTTTGGCTTTTTTTCATGTCTTTTATTTTGAATTTGAATTAATGAACAAGCCAGGTATACCGCAAGATCCAGACACTCTTCCAGCCCTTCTTCTACCATGTCTCGTTTATCTTCCAGGCTAATCGTATCACCATACTTTTTAGCCCCAAGATCTATCCTACCCTGTATTCGTTCCTGTATCTCTTCGTTGATTCTCTTTGATTTTGACATATTCTCTTCTCATTTTGTGTATTAGTTTCTTAAAATCTTCTGGAGAGACTTGCCATAATGGTCGCCAACCAATTGCCACTCTTTTTATCGTTAGTGTTTTTTCTATACCCAACCCCTCTGGATATTCCAGTTGGGCTCTTGAGTATACTTTCTGGCAGTCTCTCCATATCTTGTTTCCTGAATAATCAGGCTTGTTTTTGTTTGTTATGTTCTTCAACTCGATCCATAATACATTCTCTTAAACCATCCCATCTATCAAGGTTCATATTTTTTAGATACCAGTTTAAAGTTGATAACTCAACCTTACTTACAGGCACACCTATATACTTACCTTTAAATGGTATTTTCATATCTACTAACTCTTTAGAATCTGAATTATCTGCTTGACCATTACTCGTACCATTCATCTGGCTTTTTGCCTTATCTACTTGGTCCTGTAAGTTTTTAGATAGATCTCCATTACGCTTTGTCTGTTGCGGTGGGAACTGGCTACCATCATCTTTAGTTAGTTCTGCGAACTTCTCCATCTCCTCCTGGGATGCTAACTCACTTTCACCACCATACTGTGGATCAAAGAATGCCAATGCTCTTCCTACCGCAACTGTTTCTGCCTTCTCAAACGCCTTTTCCTTTGCAATCGCATTAAATCCATGCCCTGTAGCAAGAATAGTGTCACCCTCTGATATAGTTGCCTTAAAGACAACATAACTATCTGTAAGTGTGTGAATCTCTGTGTGGATCAATACACTATCTATACCTACTGGGAATCTCCCTTTAAATGCAGTAAGCCTATCCACCACCCTGGTGTATAGTTTACCGCCCTGTACTTTTACTCGTTCACTCATATGCTCTCCTATTATTTAAGTCTTAATGTTCTAATTGGATTACCTTCCTTGAGATACTTCTCATATAGATCTGGATGGTCCTCCTTGAACTCTTTCTGGTTAAACGATGTCCTGGGTTTTGTATTTCTCCAGGTAGCAAGTGTGTTTTCACCAAAGGTAATAGACTCTGCATCCTCCATTGTTTTCTTAATATCTATCTCTATTTCCTTAATGCTCTGGTCCATTTCCTTTTTAGTAGCCTTTAGTTCCTTTAAGGTTTCTATCTTGGATGCCAGTTCTAATGATGCTTCCAGGCTGTGTCCATTTGCCTGGGGATACGTTTCTTTTACATCGCTTTCTGTAATGGGTTGTGGTGGCACTTTGGTAACTACATGATCTAACCAGAATGAAATACATTTATTAATAACCATGTTGGCAAACTCTTCATCATAGTCATAAGTCTGTATTTCAAAATTCTCTACTCCAGCGTACCCAAAAGTCAGTATGGCTACATGAGCCTTCCTTAACCCTGTTATCGCCATCTGTCCCTGGATCTGGGTGTAATACTGTATCGGTAGTTCTGCACCCCAAGACTCCCTGGCAATGGTAGATGCGGTTTTAATCTCAAGAACTGTTTCGATACCATCTTCACTATGACATACTCCATCGAGATTGGTTGCCAGGAAATCATATTTGGGATGAAATCGTACATAGCCATCTACTGCTACCTTACATCCTGTTTCTTCCTCTACCCACTTTGCAATCATGGGTTCAATGTCTCTACCTAATTTCATTCGTAGGTTATCGAATGGCTCATAACCATGTACCTTCTCATTCCATACATCAAGTGGGCTCTTGTACCTGTTATATAGTCCTGCAATGATAGACCATTCGCTGGTCCCCAGGTAAGATTGCCTTAACTCCAGATCCAGGTCTGGTCCTTGTTTAATTGGCTCTCTCATGCTATCAACTCCCTGGTGACGTAAAATAAAAATGCCATCCATACTATAAAGATTAGACAAACCTCAAAAAACTCAAGTATTTCTTCAAACCTCATCATGTTCTATTTCCTCCCCACATTCGATACAGAACCAATAGGTTGTGTACTGATGTTCTTCTGGTCCATAATACTCCTCTCCTTGCTCAACCTCTTTATGCTCACAAAGAGTTGCCCCACCTGGTTGTTGTAGTTGCGGAGCGAGGTCAGACGTAACCTCTCCAGGTGGAGCGTAGCGTGTTCTTAAATCTTGTTGGAATGGGAATGGCATTACTTAATCCTTATATCGACTTCATCTTCACATTCACAGCAATAATAATCAGATTGTTTTCCATCAACAGGACACATCCAGGTATATATGTATTGCTCTGTGTCTTTATCACAATCATCGCAATAATCTTTTGTGTAATCTGTATTATTATTATTTTCCTCACGAGATGAATCGCTTACATCTTGAGAGAATTGATTCCATTCGTTTGTAGTTCCTATAAAAGCCATTACTTACCTCCTTCTGTATCAATCATATCTACAGCATTATCAACATCACCCTCATCAAACTCCTCATCATCGCACTCTGCATCTGGATCACCTATTAAACCAAGTTCATAATATTCATCTATTTTATTATAAAGCATCTCAACTTCTACACCTTGAAAATCAAGTTCATTTTGAACTTCATTAATTAACTCTGAATATGTCATTTCCTCGCTCCTCCTAATACTGAAGAACATATTCAGCGATATTCTCGTCTGCTAATGCTCTTCTTTTTATTTCTTTTTTAAGATGTGTTAAGTAACCTGGTTTTAGTAAACCATCTAAATAATCAGTTAATCGTTCGTTACTAACTATGTTGAAAGTGTACCCTGTGTCTAACAATGCACTATCATCCATTCTACTTATTGATTCGATGATTTCTTGTCTCATGTCCTCGCTCCTATTTTGTTATATGGTTGCAACCTGGTACATCTTGCTATCGATGTACTTCTCCAGGTCTACCTGTTTAACACGATACTGCCTGGCACTTAACTGCTGTGCTGGTAGTTCTCCTGTTTTAATCAACATTAATACATCCCTGGTTCTTTTAAGGGCCAATATGTCTCTCACCTGTTCTGTTGTTAGTAGTTGTATGTTTCTATTGTTTTCCATTGTGCCTTAATGTATTTTGTTGATGTATTTAATGTATAATTACACTAAATGTATAATAAATGTAATTACACTGCAAACATTATTTTTACACATTTTTTACAGGAGTACATCATGGGATTAGTAGATGATTTCATATTAACTATTAAAAAAAAGGAAGGGTTTAGATTCGATGGTCAAGTAGCCGAATTTATGGGCATTGACCGAAGAGTATTAGCCAATTACAAACATAACAAAAACTTACCTTATAAGTTGCAAGAATGGTATTGCGACAAATATAATGTAAAATTAAAAGATTTTCATAAAGAGATTGAACTAACGAATACAAACATACAAAAGGAGGATAGCATTGTGGATGCAAGATATGTAATTGATTTATTAAAAGAAAAAATAGAAAATCAAAAACAAGATATAAATCGTCTGACTGCCATTGTGCAAAAGAACCAAAAAAATAAGGAAAAACCAGCCTTTCATTTTAAAACAAAAGCAAATTACGATTCTAAAACAAATACATTTGATAAAAGTGAAGTGACTGGCGATACGTCCATGACAGGATACACCACAGAATATTTATCTAATTTAAAAGCGGAAGAATGGTTTGCAATGTACCATCCTGAAAGTGCAAATCAATTAGTATCATCTGTACCTACTGAAATACCAGATCACACTCATAACATTTTTAAAAATATTTTATGGAAGGCAAAAAGTGGAAAATATATAGTGTATGATGTAGAATCATATTTTGACAAAAAAGAGGGTATAGTACGAGCATATTACTATTGGGTAAATGGAGATATTGAAGGTCAGAGTTGAGTCGTATTTACAAACGAAAGGGATCACCGTACTGGTGGTATACAGCAGGAACTCCACCACATCGAATGCAAAAGTCTACTGGAACCGCAGATAAAAAGGTTGCTATCCGCATCCAGGCTAAATGGGACCAGGAGATCGCACTGCAACGATCAGGAGTAGAAGTAGCCACCATAGACCTACAGATACCCTTCAGGCAATACATTGACCAGGTAATGAGCAACAAGGGTAAGAAACAGGCACAATGTATTAAGTCAGCCCTTAACGTATTTATGGGTAGCAACCCAGGTATAACCAACAAACATCTTACTTCATTTTTATTACAGGAATACTTTGCAAAGCGTAAGGCAATGGGTAGGTCACCAAAGACTATTAATGAGGACCACAAAATAATAAGTAACTTTTGTGAGTGGATGATCATAATGGGTTATATGTTAAAAAACCCTACAAGCGGTCTAATTCGCCCCAAATTGGTCAAAGTTCGCCCCAGGGAAGCATTTACCAGGGAAGAAGTAAACTACGCTATAAACGAGGCCTGGCTGGACCACGATAAACGATTCTGGTCCTTGTTGTACAAGTCAGGTTTACGAGCCAGGGATGCTTGTACGCTGACCATTAATGACATCAATGGAAGGTTTATACAATTATCCCAGGATAAAACACAAGAGTATGACCAGCCAAGAATTGTTGTGGTTCCCTTGCATAATGATTTAAAGAAGATGGATATATTTAACATAATGAAACCAGGATCCATCGGAAACTCCAGGGAAAGACTTAAAAAGATATTAGGTAAAGGCGATCTGCATTCCTTTCGCCATTCATTCGCATCTCACCTGGAAGAGTTTGGTGCTACCAGGTGGGATACCAAATGTCTATTAGGACATAAGGCTGATGATGTGACTGCTCAATATGTTAAGATTAATGTGGAAAGACTTGTTCCAATTATCAATCAATTATGAGTGTCACATTTTTGTCACATTTTACTTACCCCTCCCTGTATTTAAATGTATTTAAATAACACTTTGTAAATAAACAAAAAACCCCTCGCAAGGATAGGTTTATTGACAAGTACGCCCGGGAGGATTCGAACCCCCAACCTTCTGGTCCGTAGCCACAAGTTATACTTTATATATAGTGACTTACAAGGATGTGTCACATAATAAATGTGACATTAGACTCTTAATGCTCTCCTGAACCAGCCAAACCAATACTTCTCCTGGCTGGATCTTTTTAAAACAATGTTAGCAAACTTCAATACCCTGTATGCCCTTAATCGTTCAGGCTCCAGGTTCTTACAGGCTCCAAGCGTTGCTGGTCCAATCCCACCATCTACTGCTATGTCATAGGAGTTCTTACCATTACAGGCTTGTTGCAATACTTTTACTGCACCTCGTTTCCCAAAGTTTACTACCATATCAAAATAGATCTCTCTTATCTGGGCTGGGACCTGGGATGACTTGGAAGGTATCCAATAGTCATTATAATATATCTCTTTAGCATCTCGTTCTGTTAAACCCTCTATATCAAGGTCAGGATATGCTCTTTGTGATATACCATACTTTGTGGTCCCACCAGCATCAGAGGGATCCTTTGTGATCTTGGATCCCCCTTCTGACTCGATAACTCTATCTATGATCTCTTCAAAGGTCATTAGAATGGTAAGTCATCCTGGTCTGATTTTTGCTGTACTGGTTCTTCCTTTTGTTCCTGGAAGTCAGATACGCTGATTGAAAGAAAAGTCATTGATGGATCTGACTTGGAAGTCTTTTTCCATCCTGCTAACCTTTTCTTTACACCTCCCATGACTATATTGCCTGTATAGTCGGGTTGAGTTTCTTTTTCTTTTCTGTCATTGACGAAAAGAACACCACTATTATCATACTGTTCTGGCACTGGGTGTCTCCTTTTTTGTTGTTATGAAATTCTTTAGTCTGCTTTTAAGCCAAGTCTTTCAGCAATCTTATCGGTAACCTTATCGATTGCTACAACAGCCAATGCTGTTTGCTCTTTGTCACCAAAACCTTTTTTATCTGGTAACTTTTTTGCCAGGGCTTTTGCTACTGCTAATTCAGTTTCTGGTTTTTGTAGATATTCAACGATCTTTTTAAAGACCATAGCATCAATCCACTTTTTGTATTTTTTATAGATTCTTTTCATATTATCTACCTTTTTTTATATTCATTAATAACAATACTATTGACAATAGTGCCACTATAACTTGCAGGGCTTCATGCACCTGTGTTAATCCTATGAAATAATTACTAAAACTAATTGTTGCTATTTTTATGCTATCCATTAATGTCTTCCACCACCATTTGTTAGTTTTGCTTTAATAAAGGAAAGATCGTCACTTATTTCTCTCCAAAATTCTTCCCTCTTTTCATCTCCTCGGTTATGTCTGTCAATTAGTTTTACATTAATCTGCATTGCAGAATCCAAGACAGATTCCATTTTATGAATTGACTGCTTTATTTCCTCCAGGTCCTCGCTTTGTTCCTTCTGGCTTTGTATTAGGTTGTAAATCATAAAACCAAAAAGAACAGCAATAAATCCTGCGGATCCTAATTGTAAGTATAGTTCTGCGATTTCAGTCATTATTTTTTTGCAATCTGTATATCTTCAAATTCATTATGTCTCCAGCACCAATTTTGACTGGTATAAATTTCTCCATAATAATAGTGCATATTGGAGTCAGCATCCATTATCTCGATAAACACTGTATTTGTAACAGTATCTTGTGGAGTCAGAACAACACCGCCTACGCTCCACCCCTGACTGCATCCCAGAAAACTGGTAAGCAACAAAATAATCATAACTCGTACTAATGTTTTCATTCTTCATCTTGCCATGCTTCTGTAGTTGCGATGTACTCTTTACATTCTTCATTTGTATAAATTCTAAAATCATTTGGCATTGCATCCAGTTCAGTTTTTGTCCAGTCTCCTTTAATACATATCTCACTACCATCTGGTGAAATTCTTGGTGCGAAATACAAAGGATGTCTATCTAATAAGTCTTGTATTTTTGCTTGATGATCAGTTGTTGTGTCCACTTCTTTCATTTTATATGTGTAGTCAACTTCTTCTGTTGGTACGCCATTTTCCATACAATGCTCATCAATCTTTTCGAGTAGTTCTGCTTTGGTATCACTACTACTATAATCAATGCTGTGAGTGTCCATAAATGCCTGTATATCGCTTTTTAAATCAGCATCGGTAGGCAACACTACTTCTACAGTTTTCTTGCCTGTTTTTTCTACTTCTTTGTAAGTAAATGTTTGCCAGTCGTACCTACTTGTAACTTGTTTTGCTTTGTTGGTATCGGTATTACCAAAGATTAAATAATGTGTGTATTGTCCTTTCATAATTAGTTCCTATTGATGGGCTGATATGCCACTGTTATAATTCTTTAATATTTCTGATGCTGATAATTCTTTTGAGTAGATGCGAGGTTCATCAATGAGTCCTTTAGAATAAGATGCCCCATCTTTTCCAATAATTAAATCTGCACCAAGATTTTCCATTGCCACATAAGAACCACCATTCACATCTGCGGTACCTACAACTGAACCATTTATATATAGATTTATACCATTGTGAGCATTCGTGCCACCAGTTCCATCATAAGTTGCTACCACATGAATCCATTGACCTGAAGATAGTGCAGTATTAGATTTTTTTCCTCGATATGTAGCAGACAGACTTTCATCATAGATAGTAAGATTTAATTTCCTGCTACCATCTGTATAAAAATTATATTCAGCATTAATATTGTATTGACCTTTTGTAAGAATCATAAAACTTGATGCGTCTTTCATTTTTACCCATGCTTCTAAACTAAAAGGTCTATCATCTACGCTATCTCCAAAACTTAACACCTCTGAATCTTGTATGTCTATATACTCACTTCCATGTAATCGTATGCCATTACTAATCGTAGTGGTATCTAATAGGTAGTAGCCTTGATTATCTCTACCCTCTGTGCTTCCTTCTGGGATAACTATGCTTGTGGTTGCATTGGTTGCAGTACCATCGTTGTAGCCTATTAAACTTGCACCATTGACAGTACCATCATTATTGTTTGATGTCTGGTCTTGTATGGTAGATGCGGTATCTCCTGTTCCAGCACCCATTAACCAAGAGCCTACACAGTTACTAAATTGTGAATGTCCAGATATACTGGAGCGTTTATCTATGTTGTATAATTCAGTTACTTCACTTGCTGTTAATGCAACATTAAATACATGAGTACCAGCAATTTGTCCATCAATGCCATTACTACCGCTTGTTTTTGCACCAATCGTATCAAAAGTAGTATTTGCTGTCCAACTCGTACCACTTTCCATTGTTTCAGTTTCAGTAAGAGTACCATTAATATATAGTTTTCCAGAAATACCTTCCCTTACAAGAGCAACATGAACCCAATCAGCAGTATTTAATGCAGTTGTTGTCGCACTATCAGCATATACATAATATTTTGTTCCATTTCTTACAAAAAAATTATTACTTGAAAAAACAAACATATAATAATCACTTGAATTATCATCTTCTCCAAGCACAACTTGATGAGCACCAAAACTATTTCTTTTAAACCATACTGAAGTTGTATTAGTTGTTCCAGCATCTACAGATGAACCAAGATTTATTCTATCATCTACACCATCAAAACTTGCTACTCCAGTATTGGCTCTATCTGTCCAAGTAGTAATACCATCATTACGCCAGTATCCTACAAGGCTATCAGAATTATCGTAGTTACCAGAATCAGATGTAGGCAGTAAGGGTACGCCAGAATTGTATAATTGAGTTACAGTATCGGCATCAAGAACAACATCCCACATTGCGACTTCGTTAATCAATCCTATAAAAAAAGTTGCTAATGAACCAATTTCAAGGTCAACTGAATTACTTATTGAGCCAACACTTGATATAGAACCAGAGGTAATACTACTACCATCTCTGTATATTGTACAGTTTCCACTTCTATCAAAAGTGTAAACTACATGATGCCAAACATTAGCAGTGCAAGGACTTGTTCCTTGAAGATATATTTCATTACCAGCACCATCGTCAATTTCCATTGCTAAATTTCCAGTCGAATGAATCCTTAACATAAAACCAGCAGAATTTGAAACACCCGACCTCTTGGATATAAATTCTCTTGTTGAACCAAAACTATCTATTTTAATCCAAGCCGATATACTAAAATCACTCGTACCAAAATTGAGACTGCTATTATCTGAAATATTTACAAAGTCATCACTACCATCAAATATCATCGGAGTGTTAGAGCGTACTAAACTGGATTGGTATCCATATTCTTCACCAGTTACAAAAGTTGCTCCATAAATAGTTCCATGATTTTGGTTGCCTGAACCATCGTAGATATAACTACCAGCACCTTCTTGCATTGGTAGGTCTAACTTTAGATTCGATGCAGATACTCCAGTGGGTAATACTATTTCTGGTTTGGTGTATAGTTCTCGTACTTGGTCTTGGGTTAATGCAGTATTGAATACTTTTATAGAGGACAATTTACCATCCATTTCTTGCGAACCAGTTACCCAAGCACCAACTCTTGCACTTGTTCCATTTTTAATTACACTTGCTGTACTTGCTCCACCATCATTATAAGATTGTGCAACATAATAACCATTTACATATAATTTTATTTCACCATCACCATTTTTATCCCAAGTAGCACATAGATGATACAATTCGCCACTATTTAAAACATCTGTTGCAACTTTTCTATTTCTTGTGTTATCTGTTTCTCTATAAGATGCAGTAAGTTTACCAGAGTTATATCCCATAAATAATTCTGAATTTGTTGTAATTATTACATCACTTCCAGTATCATCATGCAATGCCCAAGCACTCATTGTAAAAGCAGATTCACCATTCATAAAATCTGGTTTTGATAAGGTTACATAATCATTACTACCATCAAATGACAATGCCCTTCCAGAGTACGTCTCGCCAAAATTTAATGGGTCTACTACTCCATGAGGTGAATGTGTGTATCCTGTATTAACAGTAGCACCATTGTTTGTACCATGATTACTGCCTTCTAAATCATTATGAGGATTTGTACTACTACCCATATCATACCAAGATACCAGATTAGTCTTTAGGGCTGATGATAAGCCAGAGTATTTCTCTGTAAACATTAACTCTTGTACTTGAGATTGGGTTAGTGCAGATGAATGGATGGATACATTGGCTATTAATCCATCGAACTCTCTGTCATTACCACCAGCACGATTGCCAATATGAAAATTACTGCTTGAATCGTCTACTACTGTACCAACTGAATCAGAACTTGTTTGTACAGGCAGTAAAGAACCATCTAAATATATTAATGGTTTTGTTCCAGCAGATGCTGTCGAATTATAAGTAATAACTACATGATGCCATTTTTTTAATCCAAAAATACTGCTTATTGCTCCTGTATCTGCACTTAAATCTGTAGTACTCCAATCAGATATGAATTGTATTTGTGGTGCATTTGTTACTAAAAAATTCCATCCAGATGCGTTATTATTTGATTTGGATGCTATTCTCCCAGCATTTGCCTCACCATAACCATTTAGATAAATCCAAACAGATATTGTACCACCACCAGCAAATATATTATCCAATGATGAATCTGAACCTAAATCTATATAATCATCTGTACCATCAAACGAAGTAGAACCATCGGCTAATTGAACAGCCATCTTGGGTGTTGCCTTATCTTGAATACGGGGTTTGAATGGTGATTCTCCAGAGTAAGAATCAGAGTTTAATGTAGCACCATTATTCGTTCCATCGTTTGAGCCTTGCTTATCTAATACATCGCCTTGTAAATCATACCAAGATACAAGGTTGGTTAGTTCTGTATTTTGTAGTTCTGAATAACTACCTCTCCAGTAGATAGATTCTACCTCACTTGCAGATAAGGCTCTATCCCAGATACCTACGTTTGCTATCCTACCTTCAAAATAATTAGAAGAGGCATACCTTGTTCCTATATGTGCTACTAAACTTCCTGTCGTGAATACATCCCAAGTTATACTACCAATCAATGAACCATCTACATACAAAGATAATGTATCTGCTGAAGAATCAAGAATTGAAACTAAATGATGCCATTGATTATCATTATATTCATCATTTGTACTTGTTTGTACTGTTTTTTGATTTGAACCATCATACACATGGGTATGTACTCTCCCATTCGCAAGAAGTAGTATTTGAAATTCACTTGATGGTGATGATTGACTACTAAATATTCCACTATTATCATCTTGGTCTGGTGCTTTAAACCAAGCAGATATAGAGTAACTATAACCATCTTTGCCTATGTTAAATGTATTTGTGCCTAATTCAATTTTATCATCATTTCCAAAGGATGTACTGCCATCTAATAGGAAGTCTGGAGTGGTATCTGAAAACCTGTAATAAAGTTTTAATCCTTGACGAGCAAATTTCTTTAGGACACTTCTTACAGCAGTTAGGGCTGTACTTACACCTACGAACATTGTGCTTTAGCCCTGGTTAATACAGAAAAAGAATGTCACCAGCAGATACTGCTGAACTTAATCCAGAATCTGTGGCTACTTTGGTTGGTCTAATAGGGAGTATGCTTCCTTCCTGGCAGTTTTTAAATTGGACAGCAGAACCATTCATTTCAAAATAGTAAGTTCCTGTAGTTCCAATGTAAACTGCTTTAGGTTGTGTTTGGGCAGAAGTTGCAGAAATGCTAACTGCCTTATCGACAGATCCAAGTCCCCTGACTACGGCTATTGCTGATCCAGTTCCCATGTTGTTTCCTTTGTTTTGGGACAAAAAAAGCCCCAGGTTAATTAAATCCCAGGGCTAATAGGAGGCATCTACAGGTATGTAGATAAAAGAACTTCTAAACAAGCGTTAGGCAAAATCAATACCTTTTTTTAATAAGCGTACACTGGTCCTCCAACCTTTGGTTTTTTCTTCTTCTTTTTCTTCTTTTCTTCTTTCATACGAAAGCCTATACTTTCTCTTATTGGATATTCTGATCCTTCTTTTGCTACTTTAATAGCGTTTTCTATTGATCGTTTTGGACCACTATAAGGAACTCCAAATACTTTTGATAACCCACCTATATAATCGTCTAAAATTTGAAACACTTTTTTTGTAGTAAATTCTTTACCGTCAAATGTTTTCTTTAAACCTTTTCCTATATCGACAAATGGATCAAGGATAGATACTGGTCCCATTGGGTATGCTAAATCAAATGCAGATCGTATCATATATTCAAATGCCTGTCCTACAAATAATAAACCAGAAAATGGGAATAACAATATAGATACTGCTTGATCTTCATCATCCCATTTAAAACCATTTGATATAAATTGAAATAGAGTTGGAAGTAAAAATTGACCAACAAATATTTTTCTTAAATTTTCTGATTTTGATCCACGACCAGCACGAAGATTCCTGTATCCACCAATAACCATTCTGTAGTATTGATTAGGAGATGTCATAAACATGGTAAATAATTTTGCCAGTGATCCTCTTCTTTGAAAATCCGCTAAATCTTCTACGTCACTTGCCTGTTGTGATCGTAGACTCGCTTCTTCAAACTTCCTCATTGCAATTGCTTCTGCATCTTTTAAAGATTTACCTTCTTTTAATGCTTTCTTTTTATGGTATTTATACACAGCCCAGCCACCCAAAAATATCGCCTGTTTATCTCCCATTTTCGTAAAAGCATAAGCAAAGGTGTTAACAAAATCGGTCCCACTAATTAATTTACCTGGCTTTTGATTTTGCAATGCCAGGACCATATCCCTTTCGAAACCCTGATCGTATCTCATTTCTACCATTTTGCTTTTTGATAGGGTTCTGTACATCCTTTTAAATTCAACTGGATTAAATACTTTAGCAAATTCTGTGGACCAATCTAACATTGGTATATCAGCCATATAGGCTGGTATAGATGCTAATTGTTTTAGATAAACAACTGGGTTTACACCAATTACAGATCTACTAAAATTGGCTCTTAACTTATCAATCCATTCTAAATTTTGGGATCGGTCTACTCCACCTCTGGCTATGTCATCCATAAATTTATTTAATGTTCTGCTTATACCATTTCCATGAAAATCTGATATAGACCTGGATATATTGCGATTCATAAATACTGATCTCATTTCTCGCATTACCTGGGTATAATGAATAAAGTGTTCCATTTCAGTAATGTGTTTCATAATTGCTGTATCACCATCTACCCAAGCAAGTTCTTCTACATTAGACACACGACCTTTTAAACTTCCTGCTGAAGTCATACTACCCATTGGTGATTTTGATTTATTTAGTGTGTCATCACCTTCATCTGCTCTGGCTCCTATCCTTCTCGATATAGGTGAATACATCGGATTAAATGGCATATTTACATTAAATCTTTTTCTGAAAACTTCATTTACTCTTTGATAATACATTGGGTAGAACTCATATAACTGCCACTCTGCCCATTTAATCATATCTTTTGGTAGTTGGTCCTCTATCTGTCTTTTGGTTTTATTAACATCCCACCCCATTTTTTTAAATGTGTTTTCTAATGTGGGATCCATGAGTTCCATCCATTTTTTATATGCCTGGTTGTAAGTAAGATCGCTAAATGTCATTACACCATCTTCGCCATTGCGATGATCTATTCTTATAGTATTTACCGTATTTTCATTTAATCTTCTTGTTAGTTTTCTACCTTTCACTTTAAATATTCTTTCAGCATTTTCTCTTAACATCGTATTCATTTCAACCAGACCATTATACTCTGATAACCTGGCTTGTCTGATCATTGGCATAAAGTAGTTATTGATTGCTGATTCCAGTGGTTTAGATGTCTTATCTAACCTGGATAGTTTGTCAAAAATATATTCTAATGATTGATTGTGAGAGTCAAATGTTGACAATGTTTCTTTTATTTCTGCTATTAAACCATCTTTTTTCAAACCAATTCTTTGAGCCCCTGCTTGTGTTTGGGATCCTGCACCACCAGTAATGACCTCTAATATTTCATCACCTATTTCTTTCATTCTTTCTTTATATGCTTCCTGGTCCTCAATTACTTGCATACGACCTGCTGTGACTAACTCATCAAATTGCTCTGTGGCCCTTGTTATTTCTTCTGGTGTTTTATGCTTCATAGCACCATAGGTAATTAATAGGTTTAATTGCAATGCCTGGTCATCGGTAGGTTCCCCATCTTCACTGGCTTCCATTACCTCGCCCATTAATTCTATTTTTAATTCCACATCAGCAGGAGAAAGGTCCATAATACCTTCGCCTTTTTTCTTACCTCTAATATCATTAACAATATCCTGGACATCAGCACCAACCTTACCTCTACCTATTCCACCTACCCTTTTAACAGTTGCTTTCTTTTTGACAGTTTTATTCCATTTAGCCAGGGCTGATCGTTTGTTTACTTTGTCTATGATACGATCTATTCTTTCCAGGGCTGTGGCTAATTCTCTTGCTCGTTTCGCATCCCTTACTTTTGCCAGTAATCCAGTAACCTCTGATTTACTATAGATACCTTTAGGTAGATTTTTCCTGGCATAATTAGTTACGATCTTTTGCAGTTTGTTTATTTCTTTTTCTTTTTCAACAGCACCTAATCTATAGGCTCTCTTGATCCTGTCTTTCAGGTTGGACCTGGTAATGTGTAGATCCTGGATCTTCTTTAATTCTTTTTCTATGGGTGTAGGCTCATCTGTTTCTATCTGCTTGATTCTAATAATACCAAACAGGTCCATCGCAGTCTTTAATGTTTCTTCTGGGTATCCTAATCGAACCAGATCTAGTTCAAAGTCTTTCTTGGTATAGGATTTTTTGGTTCCCTTTTGTTCCTGGTAGATCTTTGCAAGTGGTGTTACCAGATTGGTAGGAGCCATTCTGAATGATATTCTGGGATCGTGTGGGTTAAATGTGCCTTTGTTAAATACTGATTTAATTTGAGTAGGTTCAAAAACTACTATTGATTCATTACCATCTCCATATTCCTCTAATTTTACTCCATCATATCCATCGTTTATTAAATAATCTCTAACAGACCCATCAGGGTGGTCAAAAATTTCCCAACTTAAATCACTATCTGGTTCATAATCTGGGTTTGTTCTCGGATATAATGAACTTGAATTAATATCATCTAATTGTTCAGACCATCCACCAGAATCATTGAATGCTTTTACTGCCATTTTAAATTCATTACTGTCACGATTGGTTAAATCTGCAAGTTTATTAATTTTTAAATACACTGGGATAACCGTGTTTCCAAAATTTGTGGCAAAATCAGAATCTTCTGTAAAATAAATTCCACCACTTCTACCGATTTTAAATTTATCAAATGATTTATCAGTCCCATGATACACAACCAGTGGCTTACCATCTTTATCTTTTACCTGGGATCCTTTAAACCATTTCTTAAAAGAAGGTGAGGAAAGTACATCATCTGTAGATGTCATTTTACTGGCTCTGAATGTAGGTTGCCCTTTTAATGCAGACTCTTTCATCTTGCGAGTTATTGGTATGGAAGGTTGAGTAAATGTTGTGAGTTTATCTAACTCTGGTCTTTCAATTTGTTTATAACCTTCATCTTTCATTTGAAGAATAGGAGATTTTGTTGTTAATTCAATTAATTCAGCCTGATCCACCTTTGCATTAAACTTCTTACCCATCTTGTTTAGAATCTTCTTAATAGCAAAGTCGTACACTACTTTGAATCCTTGCCCACCTACCGTAAGGTCATCGCCTTCTATGACTCCTGTTCTATCTTCACTGTTTCGGATCTGGGTAGCCATCTGTTTACCCAACAATCCTTCCAGGGTAACCTTTTGACCATTGATGGTTGTTTCACCTTCTATGGGAATGGTTTGGTTGAATACATTATCATTTTTTTTCAATCCATTAATAACAACATTATTATAAATAAATTTATCTGATCCAGGGTAATAAACATCGCTATTATATTTCTGCCAAGAGATCTGGTCTACATTCTGTCTTAATTCATCCTTCCATCTATCTATTTGCTGATTGGCTGTGGTCCAGGCAATACGATCAAAGTTGTTTTCACTGGCATAGCGTAGCATTCTTTTCATTATCAGTTCTATCCAGCCATTGCCTTTAAATGGAGCATCAGGAACACCAGTATTTTTTCCATATACAGAAATTTCTAATTCCTTTAATTCCTTTGCTTTATTAAGTAAAGTTTCTGCTTTCCAATCTAATTGATTTATTTTTTGTTTTAATAATTTTCTTTTTTTATTTCCCTTTTTCTTTTCTGCCTCTGTACTTGGAAATAATGTTGAAAAACTTTTTACTTTAATATCATTTTTTTCGTTTATGATCTTTTGATAATCGGACATTAATTTTGATATTTCAACTTTTATATCTGGTGGTATACTCTTCTTATACCCTTTCTCACGACCTTTTGTGTGCCAGTCAGACTGCAACTCCTCTATGAATAAAACCTTCTCTCCTGTGGGTGATCTGCGAGTATTAAAGCGTACATGAGCCAGTATATTTGGTTCATCGTAGTGACCTGAAATAAACGGATCTTGAATTTCAGGGTTGTAAGCATTGTCTTGAATTTGTAATAATCTATTATATTGAAAAATTTCTTCAGTTGTAAGAACACCTAATTCTTCTTTATCCTCTAATTCTCTGAATAATCTCCACTCGTCATCAGTCATTTCTTTTTGTTTTTTTTCAGGCAATGTCAGCAACAATTCACGATAATCTTCTTTTTCTCCTGGGAGTTGGTAGGATGAATGTCTGGTTGCAGAATAAGATAGGTTTCCAATAATTCGTTTAACAGCATCCTCATCATCAACTCTTCTTTCTATTATTGCACCAAGAGACTTATATCCCAACAAATTTTCAGTTTCAATTTTTTGAACTGTAAATTTATCATCCTCCCATTGATCTTTATAAACAGCGTATTCTTTATCTTCTGCCTTTATAATTTTAAAATCATAATATATACCATCATTTACAAATTCTAAAGTTTCTCCATCATCTAAAGCATTTCCAGGTTCTTCGTCAGGATATGCTGGATCAACCTGTTCGAACATTTTAATATATTCATTTTTAGTCAAAGATCTTTCTTCATCTAATGTAAAAGATTCACCCAACATCACATCTTTGACATCAATCTTATTTGCCTGGATCCATTCCTGGAGTTTTTCTTTGGTGACTTTTTGCTTACCCTTTAATAAGGTTTCCAAGTCTAACCATTGTATCTCTTCTGGTTTGACCTGGTTCTTTTTTAAGAAGTTCTCAACAGATTGAGACTTCATTGTGGGAGGAAATTGTTCGGTGACTACTCGTTCTGCTTTAGAGTAGAAGGTAGGGGCTAATCTATAAGAAGGCTTTGGTTTAGCCTTGAGTTGTTTTAGGAGTCGGTCTCTGTCTGCTTTACGCTTGTAGAAATCTGGTAAAAACTTGGAGACTGCTTTTGGGAGACCAGAGTTGGTCTTACTTTGGTAGTCTTGGATAATTCCAATAAATCTTTTTCGAGCCTCTTTTCTGCTGGACTCATTTGTAAGAAATTGGAACTCGCCTTTTTGTTCTGTGTATTCTTTTGCATTGTATTTATCCGCTATAGCGTGTATTAAATTATTATTTAAATCTCCCATATCCCACAATAAAATGTCTTGCTGATTACCTCTAATTCTTATTGTTTTGTTAGAGATTCCATTTTTTTGCATTATTTTTTTCAAACCTATTAAATCAGTTTGATCAATAGTTATTTTTAATAAAGAATGTGGACCATCTTCACTACCTATAAAATTGGTAACATCTATTTGGTTAAACATTAATCCAATTAAAGCACCACGATAAT